ATCAAGCAGCTTGTTTTGGATGCCTTTGATAAACTTTACCCAGGCTGGAACATGAATCAACGTAAGCTCAAAATTGAGCCCACGTCAAAAGACAAATAAAATCAGCCCGTTTAAGTGTTGGAAGCACCTAAACGGGCCTAACCAAAAAACACTACAACGGAGGTAGTGAAATGGCTGAAAACAGTCTATCTCAAGCCGTATCTTTCATCAATGACAACTCCACAATGGAAATTGGTCTGACGACCGAAGGCCAGCCCGCCGCACGCTCGGACATTGTGGCTTATCATTTCAAGCGCAATCACAAGAACGTCTTGCGCGATATTGCCAAATTGCGCAACAAGTGCCCGGAATCCTTCTTTGAGCGCAATTTTGCGCCCATAGAAATAGACACACCTTTGCCCCGTTTCGGGGGCATTCGCAAAGTGCCTACCTCCTGACCCGCGACGGTTTCTCTCTGCTGGTCATGGGCTTCACCGGAGCGGAGGCGGTAAAGTGGAAGCTCCGTTACATCGAAGCGTTCAACGCGCTTGAAGCGGCGGCGCTCAAGTATCAGGCCGATCTTGCCCGCGAAGCCGGGTATATGCAGGGACGTGATGAGACGCTGACGCTTCCGGTCATGGAGGCCGAGCGCAAGAAGGGGTATCTCGAAGGCTTGAAGGAAGGACAAAAGTTCCGGGCCAGCCGGGACGGTCTGCATGTTCTGGGCAAGATTCTCTCCTATCAGAAAAAGGGACTTTCCTTCCGGGAGATCGGCAAGCTGCTGGGCATGAGCAAAAACGCTGCATGGAAGCGCGTGGCCCGCGCCCGCAAACTCGGCCTTGTACCGAACCGTCCCGCCCGCCCCGTGCAGGGCAATCTGCTGGAGGTGGGGGCATGAAGATCATGTGTGAAGTTCCCGTGGATGTGGTGGATGAACTGCCGGGCGTGGAATGCCGCATTGCCTTTCTTGGCGCGGCCTGCGGCGCGCTCGCTGCGCTGGATGAGGCCAGTCTTGATGCGATGACAGGCAAAAGGGTATGGGAAGGGCTGTTTCACTGGACGCAAGACCTTGAAAGGATGCTGTGCGAAATGAACGAACAGTTGAACCCGGACAGCACATCTTCCTCCGAAAAATAGTTTGCGACGTTCGCGCCCTTTCCGGGCATCGCCTCCGCTTTTGGGTCATAGTACCCGGAAAGCGGAGGCTTTTTTCTATGGATTGGATGAATATGGGGGAACGGGCCGCCAGGGAAGGCGGTCAGCCGCGCAGCGGGAGCGAAGCGTTTTCCGCGCAAAACGCGAGCGACAGCCCGTCCCCCACAGGACGTGGGGGCGGGCGGCATGTCGGCTGACATCTGGGGGCAGGACATAGCTCTGGACGCATCGGGTCAGGCGCGTGTGGCCGCCAACGGCGAGCTTGTGCTGACCGAAGGCGTGGAAACGGGCGTGCAGGATATCCGCATCCGCCTGTCAACCTATCTCGGCACGCTCTTTTACGACAAGACCTTCGGCAGTCTGCTGCCGGACTGGTTTTACGAGGAGTCCACGGATTCCTCTCGCGCTGCGCTCTGTTCCGAGCTTGTGATGCGGACAGAGGAAGACCCGCGCGTCACTCCGGGCAGCGTCTCCGCCTCCATCCTCAAGTGGGACGACAGGCAGGTCATGGTGCGTGTGGAGTGGCGTTGCATCGGTGAGGATTCGCCGCTGAACCTTGTGCTTCAGGCGGACAAATCAACCCGTGAGTTGGTGGTGCGGGACGCTTCGCCCCGTGACGGCACGCTTGAACCTGTTCTTGAGGGCTGACCTATGGCTGACGGCAAAATCCCCAATCTCGCAAAAAGCATTGACGATATCCGGGCGGAACTGTTCGCCCGGATAGAGGAAGTGCAGGACGAATATCAGGAAAAAGGCTGGCTTCCGGCGCGGCTGAACCTCAACAAGGGCATCGTGCGGGGCATCCTTGAGCTTGTCTGCTGGATGATCTGGCAGCTCTATCAGGTGCTGAACACGATTTACCGGCAGGCCGTGCCGCTGGAGGCGTCCGGGGAGTGGCTCGATGTCCACGCCGTGCAGGTGGGCATCAGCCGCAAGCCGGAACTCAGGGCGGAGGGCAGCGTCACGTTTTCGCGCCCGGAAGGCGCGGATACCAACCGGAACATCCCCATTCCCGCCGGAACCATTGTGCGCACCCTGCCGGACGGCAAGGGCGAGGTGTACCGCTACGTCACCACGGCGGATGCCGTACTGTCTGCGGGCAGCGATACCGTGACTGTTCCGGCGCAAAGCGAGACCTACGGCGCGGCAGCCAATGCCGGAACCGGACAGATATGCGAGATCGTCACGCCCGTTGACGGCGTGGGCGGCGTCACCAACAAGGCCGACTGGCTGACGCTGGAGGGCGCGGACGCGGAAAACGATGTCAGTCTCCGCAAGCGGTATCGCCTCGCATGGATGGCGCAGGCGGGCAACACCCGCGCGGCCTACGAAGCGGCGGCGCTGTCCGTGCCCGGAGTGGCGGATGTGAAGGTGGCTGACCAGCATCCGCGCGGCGAGGGAACCCTGGACATCATCGTCCAGGGCACGGCGGGCATTCCGACGGAGAAATTGCTGGAAGACGTGCGCGCGGCTGTGGCCGATACGATCATCATCAACGACGATGTGCTGGTCAAAGCCCCCACCGCTCACCCCGTCACCATAACATGCACGCTCGAACTGCTCTCCGGAGACGCGGAAAGCCTCAGGACGCAGGCTCGCGCGTGGCTGACCAGCCTGTTCGCGGGCGGAGCCGGAGACGGCTCGGCGGCCTTCGGCGTGGGCGTGGACGTGATCCGGGATCGGCTGGCGCAGGGCATCATCAGTCTTTCGGGGGTCAAGCGGATCGTCTGGACATCTCCCGAAGCGGATATCGTTATCGCGCCGGACAAACTGGCCACGCTCGAAAGCCTCACCGTTGAAACCGTGTGGGCGGAGGACGAGTAATGGCCAGTCTGTTCTGGGCATACGCGCATGACCGCCTGCGCTGGCTGTGGATATTCCGACCCGGCCCTCTTTCCGCGCTGGTGCGGGGGATTGCAGGCTACCTTGATGACATCCGGGAAGACGTCATCTGGACGCGCAACCAGTATCTCGCGTCTTTGGCCATCAAGGATCTGATGCCCGGCTACGCGCAATCCCGCGCCGTGCCGCGTACCCGCTACGATAGCGACGAGCAGCACCGCACCCGCGTGGTGCGGGCCTACGCCTGGCATCATCTCGGCGGCAAGGTCACGGGCCTGCCGCAGATTCTGGCCGAGTACGGCTATCCGGATTCCGTTGTCCACAACTGCCGGGAAGACAACCCGGAACGATGGGCGCATTTCGAGCTGCACCTGCTCACCCCCACGCACCAGTGGGATCAGGCGGAAATCGACGCGGTGACGGCTCTTGCCAATCTCTACAAGCCGGGCCGCTCCGTTCTCAACAAAATCACGTTCGCCCTGCGCCAGCGGGTTCCGCTGGCCGTGGGAGCCGTCAATATCCCGCGCATCACCCTGACGCATCAGGCACGGCAGGGCGACAGCGCCTTTCCGCCGCTTCCGCTCCGGGCCGGAGCGCGGCAGAGCGTCTTCATCATTTTTGACTGGGAGGTTTTATGAGCAATGACAATCTTGCGGGCGTCTGGACACGCAAGGGGCTGGACAAGCTGGCCGCGCAGCTTGCCGGGGGCGAAGCCGTTACCATCAAAAACATCGCCCTTGGTGACGGCGGCGGCACTGTGCCGCCCGCGCTGGAATCCATGACAGGGCTGCTCGGTGAACGGTGGCGCGGTGCCGTCAACACTGTGGAGATTGATCCGGACAGCGAAAACAGCGTCATCGTGCAGGCGGTCATCCCCTACAACGTGGGCGGGTGGTTCATCCGGGAATGGGGCCTGTATGACGCGGCGGGCGATCTGGTGGCCTACGGCCCGCATGCGGAGTTCTACAAGCCCGTGCTGGACTCCGGCTCCGGCGCGGAACTGCTGGAGCGCATCAAGCTCCCCATCAGCAACCAGGGCCAGATCAAACTTGTTGTTTCCTCGGACGTGCTGGCCACGCGGGATTATGTGGACAAGGCGGTCGGCAAGGTCGCGGAGATTGTGGAAAGCCTTCGCAACAGCAGGCAGGCCGCATGGAGTACCACCTCGGAAATCGCGGAAAACGGCGAGCTTGTGCTTCCGGAGGGGCTTTTCTATCTGCCCGGCCATGACGCCATTGTCGCCCTTGCATGGGGCGGGCTGCTCTGTCATGTCGGACAGCATTTCCTTGAGCTTGGCGACGAGGGCACCCCCTCCGACCGGGTGCAGCTTCTTTTCCCCGCGCCTTCAGGCAGCGAGTTCTACATCCACATCGCGGGGCACAGCGGAGCCGACCCTCTTGCCGGAGCGGATACGGCAACAATGCTGGCTCTTGCCCGGCGCATGCACATCCTCGAACAGCAGATTTCCAACGTCGCGGACAGCACGGCGTATGTCGCCGCACCGTGATGCAACCTCTAACCGCAGGAGTACCTTATGTCCCGGACTGATGTCCAGCTTTATGACAAAAACGGCAATGAAATCAATCCTAAAACCCTTGCTTCGCTGGTCACGATGGACGGGGGCGGCACAGTTGAGCAGAAAGTGGCCGCACTGGAAAACTCCATCCAGGATGCAGGGGATGCCCTGAGCAAGGCCCATGAACACGCCAACGGCGCGGATGTGCTGGATAAACTTTCCGTTCGGGGCGGCAGGCTCTGCCTTGACGGAAAGGATGTGGACAAGGGCGAAGTGGGCGCTGTTCTGCTGGAGCCGGGAGATAAAATCCCCTCCAATCTGGCCGGGAACGGCATCGTGTTCCGCAAGCTCGGCGCATCCGCGTAAACAGGAGGGGAGCAGGGAATGCTGCGTGTTGAAAGCAAAACCGGAGATGTTCTGGGCTACCTTCCCGGCTCCCCTTCCGCCGCCGGGACAGTCGGGGAACTGTTCTCGGCGGCGGGAACTCGCGGGGCGGTCATTGCCGCAGGGACGGACTTCACTGTGCCGGAATACTTCGTCGGCGGGTGTCGTCTGGAGGTGTTTCTGGACGGTCTGCGCTGCGTCTGCGGCGAAACGGATGCGGCACAGTACACCGAAGTGGGCAGTACGGGAACGCAATCAACCATCATCCGCTGGCATGACGATATCCCGGCGGACTGCGACATTCTTGTGAGGGTGATATGACAAATTATTTCTATGACGCCAAAACGCATGAGTATCTGAAATCCGCCCCGGCGCAGATTCATCCCCGCACCGGAGAAGCTCTGCCCGCGCTGCTGTCCACGCATACCCCGCCGCCGGAGACGGGAGAAAAGGAAAAGGCCGTCTGGAACGGCGAAGCATGGGAAGTCGTCGAAGACCACCGTCAGCATGTCAACAGCCAGGGCGTCAAGGAAGGCGGCACTCCGTACTGGCTGCCCGGCGATACCACCCATAGCGCCGCCCGGTACATGGAAGACCTTGGGCCGCTGCCCGAAGAGGCGCGTCTGACGCCGCCCCCGCCCTCTCTGACCGAAACCGCTTCCGCAAAGCGCCGGGAGATCGCTCGCGGCCACGAAGAGGCCATCGTCGCCACCATGACCATGCCCTCCGCCTCGCCGGGACAGGGAGAAATCGCGGCGCAGGCCGCTCTTTTTGCCGCCGAGGATGCGGAAGGGCTTTCCGATGTGCTGGAGCTGCTGGCCGCGCGCCGGGCGGAACTTGAGGCGGAAGTCGCCCGGATCGAAGAGGAATTTGAGGCTTCGCCGCAGGCCGAAGCCGGAAATGACGAAGAGCGCGAAGCCTCCGCCGTCGCCGCAATCAACGCCATTGAAGTCACCTACCCCCTGTAAGGA